AAATAGCTATTACTGTATTAATGGATACGATCAATGAAGGCGATGTATCACCTAGAATGTTTGAAGTTTTAAGTGATTTGCAGCGGACACTTTTAGATATTATCAAAAGTCAAACTATGTACATGGTGGCAATTGAGGAAAATGCAAAAAAGATTTCGCGTGACATTGATGTTTATGGGGATAGTTCATCAAACAATTCATCAAAGAAAAAGAACAAGGGTGTTAGAAGTAGAGGAACAAAGGACTTAATGAAAGCATTACAAGAAACAATTAAAGAAGAAGAAATACAAGATGTCGAATCAGATAATGAAAATGAAGAATGATTTTATATTAATTAAAGAGATTGAACCTGAAGTAAAAAGCAAAGGAGGTTTATATTTACCTAAGTCTAAATACAATAGAAAAGCACTTGTATTGAGTGTTGGTGATTCTAAGTATATAAAAAATGGAGACATTATTTTGAGGAATATGGGTAAATCTACTACTTATAAAATAAATGGTGAAACCTGCGAGGCCATTCATTTAAATGATATTATAATGGTCATAGGAAATATAAAAGACACAGATGCCACAGAAACCAAAAGCACCTAGTGCAGGATTTGATTTTTCAACAGGAGGCGGGTTAGAATTATTTGCATGGTCAACAGAAACAGTTGAGCAAATAATGATTGCTATTGATGAAGGATATAAACCAAAGTCAACACCTTTTTATGATGGAAATCCAAATTTAAGAAAAGGAAATATCGTATTTAATTATACTGAAAAAGAAATAAGTGAAATAAAAAAATGCGCAACAGACATCCTATATTTTGCTGATAATTATTGTACTGTTATGACTGATGAAGGATTACAGACAATAACATTAAGACTATATCAAAGGGAATATTTAAAGCAGCTTCAGAAGGAAAGATTTAATGTATGTTTAGCTAGTAGGCAAGTTGGTAAAACTATATGCTCATCTATTTTTATAGCTTGGTATTCATTATTTAACTTTGATAAGAATTCACTAATACTTTCAAATAAAGGTGCAACTACAAGAGAAATTATTGATAAGGGTAAAACTATTATAGAATTTCTTCCTTTCTTTTTAAAACCAGGAATTCTTAAGTGGGATGTATTTAATTCTAAATTTGATAATGGGTGTAGAATTATAGGACAAACAACAACCAAAAAGGCTGCGATCGGTTTTACTATTCATCTTTTATTTATGGATGAGTTTGCCCACATCCCTCAAAACTTCGTAGATTCTTTTTATGAAAACGTATATCCTACTATTTCTGCTAGTAAAAATTCTAAAGTAATTATAACAAGTACACCCAATGGTTTTAATAAATTTTATGACATTTATTCTGCAGCTGACAAAGGAGTAAACGAGTACACTCCGTTTAGAATTGATTGGTGGGATGTTCCTGGGAGAGATGAAGCATGGATGCAACAGGAGGTTGCTAACTTAGGTAGCGAGGAGGCATTTAATAGGCAATATGGAAATCAATTTATAGCAAGCTCTTCTCTCTTATTGGGTGCAGATAGTTTAAAAAAGCTACAGAAACAGCAAATTGAATTTGTGCACAGGGAAATTCCACAATTTGAAGAAGATGGGATAGGTTATGACGGATTGTTATGGGATCCAAATTTTAACTTAGATGAAATTGAAGAAGATGAAAATTATTGGTTATTTTCAATTGATATAGCCGAAGGGAGTGGTGGTGATTATTCTGTGATAAATCTTTTTAAGATTGAATTAATGGATGAGAAGGATTGGGATAAAGTTGTATCACCCGGTTCATTTATTGATTTTTTTAGGATTAGACAAGTAGGAAGATTTAGAAGTAATCAACATACCGTTGAGGAATTTGCTAAAGCAATATACATTCTTGCACTTGATATGTTCTATTCTGAAAATGTAAAAATGATAATAGAATGGAATATGTTTGGTGGTGAAATTATTAAAAGATTAGAAACAGTGTTTCCGCAGAGAAATAACTTTGATGAAGAAATGGTTATAAAATTTAAACACAGGGTTGATGCAAAAACAAAAAAGTTTGGACTAAAAATAAAAAAGGATAATAAAACTATTTTTTGTCAAAACTTTAAAAAATACATAACACAGAATAAAATAATTCTTAAAGATAAACAAACAGTGTATGAAGCTTCAACTTTTGGAAAATTGCCTAATGGTAGTTATGCAGGTCAGTTAGGAAATGATGATTTAATAATGACCTGTGTAAATAGTTCTGAATTTTTTACAACTCTTGACTTTGCTGATTTTGTTGAAGAGATTTATGATATAATTGATATAAATAAACAACAAGGGATAGAACAAATTCTTGAGAAAGATTCAAAGGGTGGAAACTTGAATTTTGACATTTATGATATAATTTAAAAATTCGCTAACTCCTTGAATATATAAAAAAACAAAAAAAAATATTATAAGATGGCATTAGATCCTAAAATTGCTTCACTGAAAGCAGCAGGTACATACCGATTTGAATTTGACAAATCACAAGTAGTAAGTATTCCTGCCAATCAAACTCGTCTTATTGTTGGTTTCTCTAAAAAGGGACCATTCAATACACCAGTTTTTATTCCAGATACTGCATTTTTCAAGCAGGTGTTTGGAGACATTGATAGAACACTGGAAAAAAAGGATTCCTTTTTTCATAGAAGTTGTTTAACTGCTTTAGAAAGAGGTCCTATTCTTGCACTTAATCTTTTGAATCTAGATTCAGATGATCAAGTTAATGCTGTTAGGTTTGCTACAGCAGCTACACCTGAAGCACAATTAAATCAAGGTGCACCTTATGAATACCAAAAAATGTATAACAGAGATAAATTCTTTTTCCCTGAAACTGATGCATTCTTAACAAACGTAGACGCAGATAAAACACAACTTAAGAGCAATGATGTTAATGACCTTTTGGATTTTACTAACTTAGGTCAGAATCCTATTTCAGTTATTGTTAAAAAGGCTGCAGCTGCAAATGTTGTTGCATTTAATGTTACTGCGGAAGAATGGTATGGTGCTGCAAATGTACCTGGGTACTTAAACAAAGACAGTTTAATTTCTGACTTCATGGTAGATGTATTTATTATCGAAGGAAACTTTGGTGGTGATTTTACATCAGGTACACCTTATGAAAGATTTGCGGCTGACCCAACATTCCAAGGTTACTTTGATTCTACACAAGGTATTCAGAGAAAGAAATTCTCTTCAGATACAACTGATACAAAACTTCAAGAATTCTTTAATGAAGATGAAGTAAATCTTATCGCAACATATACTGCTTGTTTGCTTCCTAACTTTACAGACCTTTTAGGAAACAATCTTTTTGTAGAAAATGTAATAAATGCAGACACAGCAACAACCGGTTTATTTTGCGCAGTTAATGAAGACCTATTCGATGGTGACATTTTAATTGATGGTGTTCCTGGTGGAATTGACCTTATAGGACATAATCTTGAATATGCGGCAGGAGTTAGTTCACAAGATGATGTTAACTTTTTATCATATAGCGGTGCAATCGCAAGTGACTTAGAATACTGTAGAGAAGCCGCAGAAGTACAAACTGCAACATTAACTACTAGCGAGAGTTTAAACGTAACATCTGTAGGATCAGATTTTCAACTACAATTATTAGGTAGTACTGGCGATCCTGTATATGATGCCTTTGCTGGAATGACTGCTAATACCGCATCAACGGTAGGATCATATATCTTAGGCGCACTAAGTAATGAAATGATCCCTGTGACTTCTGTAAATATTACACCTACTACAGTTACACTTGTTGTATCAGGTGCAGGAGCAACTGCAAGTGGGGACTTCTTAACATCGCCTGGAGACCCATATACATATCTTAATCCAAGTGATATTGATTTTATTGTAGATGATCAGCAAGCAGGTAAAGGTTCAATTGTTGCATCCACAGGAACTACACTATATTCACAATTCTCAAATGGTACACTTACAAATGGTGATAAAGCAGTATTTGACCTTTCGGGAACAGATTATACATCTTACCTAGTATTTAATGAAGTAAGTTATGATAAATTATGGTATTCAACAGGTTCTTCATATACTATTTCAGATCCTGATTATTATGTAGCAGCCGTTAGAATTGATGCTTATGAAGAAGATACATTTATAAATAAAACTGATGCAGCTGAATTTACCCTCAATGGCACAGGTTTATTCCTTTTGTCTGACGGTACAACTACAGCTCCTATAAACTGTTTAAATGTACAAACACTTAAAGGTGCTCTTAATCAGAGTATAGAGATTCTTGCTGATTATACAACAGAAACTCTTCTTAAACCTAACCAAGTATTAATTGATGCTGCTTCTCCTGATGCTGCTGATGTTATTGTAGGAAATTATCTTATAAATAGCGAAGGATCTGTAGCAATTCCTTATTCAAGATTAACAAGAATTAATTCTGTTGCGGGTGGTTTAACAAATGCAACTTATCCTTCGATTCCTGTTGGAAAAACTGCATTACTTGTTACTTGTCAAAGTGAAATAAATGTAGATACAGTTGTAGGTTCACCTGACCAATTACTTGTAGAACTTTATTATCCAATTGATTCTTGGATAGATTACCTAAATATTTTTACTCTTAATGGATTCCAATTAGATGCAAGTAAACACGTACCTAACGGAACTAATGATAGACAAAATGAAATCCTAAGTGGAACTCTTAGTGGAACAAATCTTTTCAAAGCTCTTACTGATAGAGAAGTAATTAATTTCAGATATCTTGTAGATACATTTGGAAACGGTATTGAAAGTGGAAGTAAATCAATTTATACTACACTTTGTCAAACAAGAAAGAATGCGTTCGCTCTTATCAATGCTCCTTCTGCTAAGGACTTTAAAAACAATACTGATCCTAAATTCTTGGATGCAACTGGGGCTTTAAGTTCAAGACTAATCGCTGATGGTGGTGATCTTTCACTTAATCCTACGGTAAGATATAGTTTACCAAGTTCAACACAAGGTGGAAGTTGGGGAGCGTTCTTCTATCCATATATTACTGTTAGAGATTTGGGTAGAAATATAAATGTTCCACCTGCTGCTTATACTTCAAATAACTTTATTTTGAAATATGAAAATGCACTTCCTTGGTCACTTGTCGCAGGTGTTCGTAGAGGAGTTATCGGAGGAACTGGAGTTGTAGGATTAGAGATAAATCTTGACCAAGAGGACAGAGAATATCTTGAGCCATTTGGTTTAAATCCAATCGTATTCCAAAGTGGAACAGGACCTACAATTTTTGCTAATAAAACTGCTCAACAAACTCCTAAGTCTGCATTAAGTTCAATTAATGTAAGAGAGGTTGTTATTTACATCCAAGATGGTATTGAAGCAATTCTTAAAAATTACCTATTTGAATTTAATACTCCACAAACACGTTTGGAAATTAAAACACTTGCGGATAACTTCCTAAGTACTGTTCAAAACGATGATGGTGTATTTGCATTCCAAAATGTTATGGATGAATCAAATAACACACCTGAGGTTATTGACCAAAACATAGGAATTCTTGATACATTTATTGAACCTGTAAGAGGAATGGAAATTCTTGTTCAAAGAACAACAATTCTTAAAACTGGGCAAATAAGTACAGGAAACTTCCAATAAATTTATAAAAGGAATAAGGGAATCTTTAGGTTCCCTATTCCTATTTTAATAAAAGAATATATAAAAAAATAAAAATAGATTATGCCACTACCACACTATACCCAGAGTAGAACAAGTAACCAAAAGTTTGAACCTATTTATCCAAACTTATTTGAGGTAACAATATTTTCACCTCTTGGAGATGATACAGGTTTAATACTTGAACACGTTAAAACTATTGGAGGTTTAAATGCTCTTAACCCTTCAGTTGATGCAGTTGGACAAAAATATAAATTTAGTGATCGTTCATTCGCAGGTATGCCTGGACAAACATTTGTAGATCTAACATTAAACTTTACTCTTAACCTTAATGAGGCAAACGAAAACTTTATTTACAATACTTTCCGTAATTGGTACAAGCTAATCTATGATCCATTAACTGGTGAAATGGGATTAAAGAAAGATTATGTTGGGAGTATGATTGTTGTTCAATACAACAGAGTTGGTGATATTTTTAGAAAACTTACATTTAAAGATATTTTTCCAACAGGTGCTCCTGAATTTCTTGATGAATTAAATTACGAAACACAAGACCCTGCAGAACTTTCAATGACTTATCGTTGTGATCACTGGGTTGAAGAAAACGTTGGGGGATAGAAATAATAAAACATAAATTTTTGGGAATTTAAACGTTCCCAAAAATTTTATCCTTATTTAAAAATATAATATATAATATAGATTATGAAAATTAGAAACATCGCTTTATTAGGTTGCCTAATCTGGTTTATTTTTATCATATCAATGTTGGAGATAAAGATAACACTTAAGAAAAAGTCTTCCCCACCTGAGGTTGAAGTTCAGATTGAAGAGCATCCTATGATGTATACATGGGACGATGGTGAATGTTAAAAAAATAAAGATATGAATATATTTGCGGTTATACACAATGAAAGCGGAAGAATGTACATAGGACACTCTGTGAATAACAGTCCACTTAATTTTGGTTCAGGAAAGTACATTAAGCAGGCAATTAAAAAATTTGGTATAGATAATTTTTCAAAAAAGAATCTTGAAAGTTTTGATATGAATGAACCATTATCAAATGTTTTAGAAAGAGTAGAGTTTTGGATAAAAAAATATAAAACAGATAATCCTGAATATGGGTATAATGAATCAGTAACAGATGCAACACCCAAAAAGAAAAAACTAACAAAAAAGATACAGGTTTTACT